CTGGTTGTTCTGCGACCCGTAGCGCTGTTGGTTCCACGCCTGCGCAATAAACCGATGCTGTTGGGCCTCCTCCTTCGCGATACTCACGTCCAACGCCGACATCTCAGACGCGCGACTGCCAGGCGCAGCATTCGCACGCTCAGCCTTACGCTCGTTGCGCAGCCGTCGCATGATCTCAAACCCAGCCTCCGCATGCGCGTCCGCCGCCTCCGCTCGTGCGGCCTCAAGTGCGGCGCTGTATTCCGGGTGGTCCTTCAGGATCCGATGAAGATACCCGCGGTGCAAGTCAAGCTCACCCGCAAGCTGCGTGATGGTGCCGCCCGACAAAAGATAATCCGTGAGGTATTGCACGCCGCCGCTCTTCTCGATGGACGCGAGTGCCGCCTTGCGTTTGGGTCGTCCTGCCATAGTTTTTCTCCGTTGCGGTTAGTTTACGATAGGGGCGCCCCGGGGGGCAAAATTTGAGGGGAACGTGTGTGTGGAGTTGCACAAGCACTACCCCCGGGTCGGCCGGGGGCGGGGGGGGTATTTCGCGCCTTTTTCGCAATAATTTAACATAATAGGTGTTATCGACCCTTTGAAAATCGCGTAACCCATTGATATCATTACGGTTTGACGAGAGCGCATAACTAAACGTGAAATTATCGGTGTTTCTGCGAGTGCGACATCTATGCGCCAAATGCATACCGAACCCGTCAAAACGCGGTTTTCTCGCGCGCGCACGCGAGGTCGTCGTTAGTGTGTTACAGAGGTAAAAGAGGCGACGCTTAGCCAGTGTAAGGGAGGAGAACCAAGCGCCGCCAGTTGGAGCATCCACAGGGAGAGATGGTAAACTCCAGGCTGGACCTAACAGTACCCGCGTCAGATCCAGTGAGGCAAACATAGAGAGACGTCTATGCATGACCACAGTACCCCATCTATTCATCCCAATCAAAAATCTGTGCATCCTCGCCCGCCAAGCGATACGCGATCACTAGGTAGTTTATCTGATCAATGATGCTGTCCTCGTGAAACCCGTTGTCGTCCGCCCGCGCGGCTTTCAGTTCCGCCATCATCCGCGCAACGTCGTAGGCCGTCAGAGCTGCCCCTGGAGCGAGCTTACCGCGCAACACGCTGTTCCACCTCCGGCAGATCGTTTCGTGCATCTCTCGGGCGTCTCCGTAGCTCTTCTCCCGGTCGCCCAGGATCTTCGCCGCTTTATCTAAGATCGTCCTGTAATTCATCCTTTGTCCTCGCTCTGTATTTTGCGTATCCGTTGTTGCTGATCACCTTGACGTATTCCCGGTCAATCAGGCTGAGCAGCGTCTTGCGTATCTCATCGAGTTCCTCATCCATTGCCCCGGCGAGATCCTCGGCAGTCATCGTGCCTTGCTCTCGCATGAAGGTCAGGACGTGCAGCTCGTATTTCGTCAGTGGCTCCCGCCAAACCCGGCGTCGCTTGTCATCCGGCAGTGCGGCTCTCAACCCCAGCTCGGCGCGTCGCCGCTCGAATTCCATCATGCGCTGCCTGAGTAGTTCCTCATCCATGGCGCAACTCCCACTGCCTCCGCAGGATTGCGTCGCGCTGCCACTGGTTCCATTTCTTCAACTGCGGCGCCCGGAGATGCTTCCGTCGATTGGCGACGGCTTCCAATTCCTCCAAAGAGGTAATCTCATCCATCACTCGGTTGAATTCTCTCTCCCCCAAGTCGGCGTAATCTTTAGCCCGCCAGACATGCTGAAGGATCCGCTCACGGTCAGTCATCTCGACCTCCCAGGGCGTAACATCTCTCAAGCCGTACCACCGTACCATGCCTTACGGCAAATGGTACGTATGGTACGCTAAGCCTTGCCCCGTACCACTTGCCGTACCAAAGCGTACCAAAGCGTACCACCTCTGTAATTTTAATTAGTCTTTTCAGTAACTTATGTAAAAGCGTTTCCTGGTACACCTGGTACGCCCTCCTACAATTTGTACTTTTGGCGTACCAGCCAGAAAAACCCGTCGTTTTTGGCCATTTCGCCCTTCTTGAGTAGCCCGTCGATTGCCCGCTGCCACGCCTGTCTTTTGTTGCTGGCTGTCGACTTTCCGTAAAAATGTTCCCGCAGTTGATCCTCGTTGATGACCCACCGCGTGCCGCTTTCCGGGTATCCGGTGCCGCCCGGATTTGGCCCGCCGATTTGCTCACCCCAGAGCTGCGTGAAGCATTGCTCAATCAGTCTCTCGTTGGGGCTGAGCTTCGTGGTGGCCTCGCTGACCCGCTCGTCGTCCGCTGGCGTGATGTAGCAGCTCGTGACCGGGTCGCCGTCCTCGTCGCACCCCAGCTCAACGGCGCGCAGCTCGAACGCGAATTCTTTGCCGCTCTCGATGTCTCGCTGCTTGGTGGCTTTCGC